GGTTGGAACGGTGAATCCGCCGTCGTTGTTGGTTGCCTCGGTCATCGTCTTGTAGAACGATGCGGCTGCGCTCTTTGCGTTGGTCAGTGTGTTCATGACCGAAGCGTCGGACGATCCGCGCATGAAGCTCTTGTGGGCGTTGTAGTATTCATTCGATGCGTAGGGTGATTCGATTTCGACGGCTGCTGGTAATGTTGCCTTTACGCCTGGGGTGTGGATCGTGCCGCCTGCTACGGGTTCGCCGGCCAGCTCGATGATGGCGGCCTTGACTGCTGATTTGATGTCGCTCATGGTGTCCTCTGTGCTGATTGCTGCTGATGTATTGGTCAGACCGATACCCGCCGCAGTGCGCGCGGTTCCTTTGGTCGTAATCCCTGCCGTGGTGCGCGGTTCCGCCGGGGTCGGGGTCAGTGAGATTTCACCCACGACCCAGCGCTTGATCTCCCCGTCGACGCGCTCGACGAGGTGCGGGAGCGCACCGGTCGACAGACCCAGCGCGCCAGATTCGGCCAGCTTCATCACATCGGCCGCGTACGCGTGCCGGCGATTGAGCTCGATTTCCACATCGATGCCGTCATCCGTCGGGGTCCAGGCCTTGACCGTCCCGATCTGCGATTTGATGCCACCGAGTGCGTGATCATAGTAGACTGGCATGCCGACGAATGACCGCGTGGCGCCGAAGTCGGTGTCGGCACTGAATCGGTCACCCGTCAGATCGACCCCGCCATACACCACACCGCGACCCGCGAGGGTGAACGGTGCGGTCGCCTTGATTGCGTATGGTTTCGAGTTCATTGGCGCCCCATCAGTCGTCGAGCATATGCCTTCGCGGCTTCTGTGTTTATTATCGCATTGCCGTCAAGTGCCGCGGTTGCGTCCATCTCGTCCTTCCATGCCTGGGGTAGACGTGCGACGAACTCCTCGCCCTTGGCGACCGCGAGCGCGATCAGTCGGGCCTTGAACGTCTCGAATGTGACGTCGCCCTCGTACCGTCCCCAGCTCGACACGGCCGCGTCGATGTCGCCAGGTGTGACGATGGGGAAGTTCCGCGTCTCGGGGATCACGAAGTCACCCGCTGGCATGTCGGCACGTTCTGCCGGCGTGGTCTCGCGGTCCTCGATGGCGGCGACCTCATCCTCCATAGGTTCCATTGGTTCCATTGGTGCCGGCTCGACCGGGGCCTCCATCGTCAGCATAGCCTCCGGGATGATCCAGAATTTACACAATGCGTTCTCCTCGATTTCGCCGTCGATGATTTCGCACCGATTGGCCAGGAATAGAACGCAGTTTTTGCACGCCATGCCCTCGGCTGCGAATGGGTTGTTCTCTGCGGTCACATAGTGGGCACCGTTGCCACCGATGCCGCGGTCGAATAGCCCGTACTCCTCGACCGTCATCTCGATCGCGTCGTATAGTGCGATCTGGCGATCAGTCAGGACGACCGACTCGTCCAGGGCCTTGATGCTTTTGGGTTTCATGCCGTCATAGCCGACGGATCGTAATGACTTCATCGTTTGCTTGACGTGGTGCGCTGCGGTCCGTAGTGATTCCATGTCGGACTCACTGTGTCGGCGTGATGCCTTCGTGCTCATGTTGTACTCCTCTAAAATACGACGCGCCCACGCGCGCCCCTCGTCCCCGCCCCATCCGAACCACGCTTGCCAGCCCTTCCCCTGCTCATCCCATGTCGACCCCTCCTTGTCCACCTCGTGGCGGTCAAAATACGCCACCATCCGTCGGACCGTCTCGAGGCTGACCGGTTCGCGGTTCGCCAGTTGGTTGGCGCGAGCCAGCCCGACCGGCGTCATCCCGCGCTCCGATTCCGGTTTGGTTGCCCGCACGTCGAGGGCCCGCTGTGCATTATCGGCGACGGCCTGGGGTGCGGTGAATGTTTCATCCATTAGACGTTCTCCATAGCTTTTTGTACCAGGTATTCGATCAGGCCCGACCGTTGCACCTCCTCCTGACTATCGACCGCAGTCGGCCACCGGTCCTGGTGAATCGGGGCTTGTTTATCGCCGACCACGTATTCCGCATACGGTGCAGTACTGGCGAGGACGGCCTCGGTTCCCAGTTTGTCGACTCGATACGCGGCATTTAGGTCGTGCGACGGGTTAACTTTGGAACCGGTGCCTCGCAAATACGGGACCGTGATGTCGCCCCGCTTGATCGCCGCCATAACGAATCGCCGCTGCTTTTCCGATTTGTACTTTTGCGCGCCCGGTTGTGGCGGTCGAGGGATGGCGTCCCTCATGGTTTTCATGACCTCGGTCGCGTACGCCAGGGTCACCGCCTCGACCATGTTTTGCATCCGGGCGACGCTGATGCGTCCGATGTACTCAACCTCGATTGATGCCATGACTACTCCCGTATAATTCCGATTGACGTCGTACACCGACACCGGGGATGCGCTGGAGGTCCGTCTGGGTAGTCGATGATCCATTCCTCCTCGGGCTCGAGGTGCAGTGGTCCGCAGATCGCGCACACCCGGTCGTCGTTGTCGGTGACCCAGGTGCGGTTCGTTTTGAATCCCAGCGACCCGAGGTGCGACCGGTACGAGTTGACCGCCTGCGATGCGGCCCGCGTGGTTTCGGTGATGGCGATTGACATCGCCCGCGACTGATCGTACGACCCACGCAGTGCGTACGCGATGTCATCCTTGGTCATCGACGGGGTGACGCGGTATTGTTCGACGACCCGCTGGAGGATTTTGCGGGAGTTGTCGTCGATTTCTTCGGACCGATCGGGCACATATTCCGACAGCCAGTCCTGTACATACTCGCCCGTTTTCGCCGGGTCGACCTGTGGCCCGAACTTAACCCCCAGGCTGTCGATGCCGGTCGTCATCGTGCGCCCGAGTTCGACTTGGAGTGCGGGCTTGATGATTTCCGCCAGGGTCGGGTCGACCACCTCGCCCTTTGCGACGGACGTCGCCCACGACTGACCCTTGCGCTGCATGTCGGCGACAATGCGCTCATACAGTCGCCGCTCCTCGGGTGTGAGGTCGTCGACCGTCGCCTTGACTTCGTTGATGACGTCCTCGAGTGCCCCGACGGTCATTCCCTTGACGCACCGCGCCATCACCGACGCCACCTGATCGGGAGTGATATGCGCCGAATCAAAGGTCGTTCGGGGATCGCGACCGGTTTTGATTCGACGCTCGATTTTTTTTGAGAGTAGCGCCCACTCTCCGGCGGTTTTGCTCTCGGTTGCATCTGGGACCGTCACGATCGGCGTGGTGCCGGCTGCCTCGGTTGGTGGTGCGTCGGGGATGATGACCGTCTCGGGTGTCGTGGTTTGTTCGGGCTCCGCTGGCCAGTACTCGTCGAGGTTATCGATTCCCAACAGTTGCGCCGCGGATCGTGCCGGGATGCCGCCCTGCACATATGCCAGGAATGAGGACGCGCGCGCCGCCTCGTCGACCTGGAAAACGTCCAGTGTCTCGGGTTTAAATATCAGCTCGTACTTGATCGGGCTCATGACCTGGGTGTTGATGACGGACTCGTACAGACCCAGCCGCGGGGTGATGGTCTCGCGCCAAAATGACTGTCGATCACTGTCGGCGGTTGCGTAGTTCGCGGCCGACGCCTCCAACATGGTCCGCGGCACCCCGAGGGTGGCGGCGATCGCGGTGATCGACCGCTCCGATAGTTCAGGCATCTGCAGGGTGTCGAGCGGTGGGGTCAGCTGCGTAATCTTGACATCACCGCCCCGTAAAAATAGGAATTTAAACGCGTTGACGATCCCACCGGCCGCCTTTGCGTTGACACTGGCCTCGAATTGTTCCGCGGTTGCCCGGTCGGTGTACTCTGATGTATTCATCACGGTGACGGGTTGCGCGCCGCCCTGGAAAAACGCCATCGCGAACGAGTTCAGGTAGTGGGTCAGTTGTGCATCAGTGAGCGCGACCGACACTGGCGCCACACCCGGCCCGACGTCGTCGACGAATGATGGTTCGCGGAAGTATACGATGTCGTCAATCGTCCAGGGTCCGTACAATTTCCCGTTCACCGTCTGGTACCAGGTCAATCCCTTGTACGGTTGGTAGATATCCGATTTCGATGCATCGAATACCCAGGTCATCGTCGACGGGTTGAGCGCGACGAATCCGGTCAGGGTCCGACCCTTGATGACCTTCAGCCAATACGCGGCACCGTACACCAACAGGCTGCGCTCCGTGTCCTTGATCAGTTGCGCAAAGTTCGCAGTCCAGGGCCAGTCGACCGTTTCGCCGTTGCGCTGGAGGGTGAACGGTACCGAACTGATCGCATCGGCCCTCAGATTGACCGCACGATAGACCATCGGTACCATACGGTACGCGTCAGGAGCGCCCGCCAGTCGTCCAGTCTGGCGCATGTTGTCAAGCCACCCGTTGGGATATGTGATCATCGGAAACTCCATTCAAAAGACGGTTTTGCCACCATTGCCACCGCACCGCTGGCCGCGTCGACATAGTCGTCGTGGGGTGCGCTGGGGAACGCCACCACCTCGTCGAGGAAGTCCCGCGCCCACGCGCCCGCCACGATCCGCACGCCGCCCTGCTCAGCTCGCGCCGCCCACGGCATAGCCCGCTGACCCTTGTCACCCTTGACGTCGATGCCACGGAACGACACGTCGGCGAGCTCGGGCACCCGGCGTAATTCCTGGGTAGCCGCGAGCCCGTGCTGTGCTTTTTCGATTCCGTGGACCGTGTCCGTCTCGGACCGCATCGTCTCGATCATGATACGCCGCACATCGGGCCATTCGGCCTTAATGCGGATGCCGTCGGCGATGTATACGACGCCATTGTGCAGACAGACCCGCACGCTCGCGGTATAGTCGGCACTCTGGCGAATCGACGAGGCCAGGTCCCAATATCGGAACCACTGGACGCCATGGGGCCGCTGATCGACGACCGTCAGCCACTCCCGACGAAACATGCTGCCGACCGGGTCGGTGAACTCGCCGTCGACCTCCTGGCGATACATCTCGGACGTCATCGACTGTTTGAGGGTCGCGACGAACGTGTCGTCGAGGAACATGTTGTCGGTCGTTTTGCTGCGTATCGTGGCATAGTCGCGATGATCGCCGTCGAACAGTTGATACACCCAATCCTTGCCGCGCGGCGTCGTGGTCATCCAGGCCCGACCGGGTGATTCGCGAAGAGTCGCGATACTGAGGGGCCAGATGTCGGCATTCATCATCGCCACCTCGTCGAGCCACAGCCACCCAGCATTTGCACCGCGCAACCGGTCGGGGTTGTCGGCACTGCGGAATATGATTCGCCGATCACCCAACAGTCGGAGCTCCATTTCGGATTTGTTCCACGCGGTGACGATCCCAGCCTTTGCGGTCAATTTTAGGATGGTTTCCATCGCCCCGAGTCGTAGCATGGGGTAGGTCGGTGCCACGACGAGCCCGGTCGTTCCGCGTGGTTGCCGGATCGCCTCGACCGCGCCGGCCCGAGTTTTGCCCGAACCACGACCGCCGACGAACAGACGGAACCGCGCGTCACTCGCCCAAAATGCGCGCTGGGGTGACGTCTGCGAGCTGTGGCGTATCGTCGGTACTGAGGTCGATGGTGTAGTCGGTTGGAGCGCTGGAGGTAGTGACATTGTAACTTTCTCGATAGCTGGGATCGACGCGCTTCATCTCGAATATCAGGGCCGTCAGGTTTTTCTGTTCGATGTGCTCTTCGAGCAGTCCCGTCAGCCACAACATGCGAGCCTCGCGTGCCTGCTCCTGGACCGCCCGTAGGTCCGCCGCGAGTTGTGGCTGGCGTACCATCAGCCGATACCACGAACCGCGATCGATCCCCAGGGTGTCGAGCGCCCGCCGCACACTCCCCAACACCAGGACCGCATCCCGCACCTCGTCGACCATAGTCATCGAGTATTCAGTCGGCGGATTTACGGACGGCACCCGCGCGCGTGGTTTCGACTTGCGTTCAGTCACCGGATCGACTCCGACGATACAAATCGTAACAACACATTCACGATCGCCAGTGCATACGCGATTTGGGGTGCGACATCCTGCACCTCGGGCCAGGCTGCCACCGTCGCGAGAATCATTGCGGCCAGGGTCAGCGCGTTAATC